CAACAGATGCAACAACAGTTGGCTATGCAGTTGGCACAGGCTCAGATTGCTGTCCAAACGACTCAAGCAAAGCAGAATGAAGCAGAGGCTCAGAAGTTGTTGACAGAGGCTCAATTGATGCCTATTGAGTTGCAAGCTAAGAGCATGGCTGCTACGACTAAGAATCTGCCAAACGAAGATGCTTTGGCTTCTAAAGAGTTTGATAAGCGAGTCAAGATTGCTGAATTGATGCTCAAAGAAGCAGATATTCAGAACAAGGCTAAGATTGTTGAAAAACAGATGACTAAACAATGAGTCCAGAACTGCAAAAGTATTACGAAGAGCGATTCACCATGATGTCCACTCAAGGTTGGGTGGATTTAATGGAAGATGTTGACAAGATGATTGAGCCTTTGAATAATATTTCAACAATTGCAGATGAAAAGACTCTACAATTTCGCAAAGGTGAGTTATCAATACTTATTTGGCTGAAAAACTTGAAACAAGTCAGCGAGCGAGCATTTGAGGACTTAAATGAAAAGAATGTATGAATTCGCCTGTGTAAATGGGCATAAAACAGAGAGATTTGTTGATTATGAGGCAACAATTCTCAAATGTGAGTGCGGTGAGGAAACTCATCGTGTTCTATCAGCGCCAGCATTTCGACTAGAAGGTTGGTCTGGCTCTTTCCCTACTGCTTATAGCAAGTTTGGCAAGAGTCATACTGACAAGTTGAAGGCTGAACGCAAAGCCAACTCATAAGCAATTATGCCGAGTTGAATCTCCTACAACCGAAAGCGGCAGGAAAAGGAAATTAGTATGTTGATTGACGATGACAAAGAAGTGTTTGGTGAGTTAGAAATTGAAGAGCAGAAGATCGCTCAAAAGGCTGAACTTCCTGAGAAATACAGGGATAAAAGTTTAGACGATATTGTGAAAATGCACCAAGAGGCTGAAAAGCTCATTGGTAAGCAAGCACAAGAAGTGGGTGAAGTCCGTAAACTTGCAGATGAACTCCTAAAACAGAACCTTAGTTCTAGACAGCAACAGACAAAAACGGAAGAGCCTGAAGTAGATTTCTTTGAGAATCCACAGAAGGCAGTTCAAAGGACAGTTGATAATCACCCTGACATCCTAGCTGCACGACAAGTGACGTTAGAGATGAAAAAGGCACAAATTCAGCAGAAGTTGGCTCAAGAACATCCCGACTTTGGCGAAATCGCTAAAGATCAGGACTTTGCGAATTGGGTGAAGTCTAGCCCTGTGCGTCTAAAGTTGTTCGAGCAAGCAGACTCTGGATATGATTACGACTCAGCTAATGAACTGCTGTCTACTTACAAGCAACTTCGTAGCGTGAAGACTAAGCAAGCAAGTGACGCTGGAGAAGCTACTCGCAAGCAGAATCTAAAGGCTGTTGGAGTTGATGTTGGTGGTTCTGGAGAATCTTCTAAGAAGGTTTATCGTAGGGCTGACCTTATTCGGCTGAAAATGCAAGACCCTGGTCGTTATGAGATGCTGAGTGACGAGATCATGCAAGCGTACTCAGAAGGCCGAGTTAAGTAACTTTTTTTTAATTTTGGAGATTTAATCATGGCAAATACCGCCTTTTCCCCCACAAATAGTGTAACCACTACATCCGCAGCTAACTTTATTCCAGAGATTTGGAGTGATGAAATTGTTGCCGCCTATAAGAAGAACCTCGTATTGGCCAACTTGGTCAAGAAGATGTCTTTCAAAGGCAAAAAGGGTGACACAGTCAACATCCCTAGCCCTGCTCGTGGCAATGCTTCAGCTAAAGCCGCTACAGATGCAGTTACTTTGATTGCTGAGAGCGACACAAACATTCAAGTGTTGATTAACAAGCACTATGAGTACTCACGTTTGATCGAAGACATCGTTGAAGTTCAAGCTTTGACATCTTTGCGTTCTTTCTACACAGAAGACGCAGGTTATGCTTTGGCTAAACGTATCGACACAGACTTGGTTCAATTGGGTCGTTCTTTCAACGGCGCTACAGTTGGTACTGATGACTATGCTACTAGCAACACTACTACCAAAGCCTATATCGGCTCTGATGGTACTACTGCTTATAACAGCACATCTTCTAACGCCGCCGCTTTGACTGATGCTGCTATCCGCCGCACCATTCAGCGTTTGGACGACAACGATGTTCCTATGGATGGTCGTTTCTTCCTGATTCCTCCTTCAAGCCGCAACACATTGATGGGTCTGGCTCGTTACACTGAGCAAGCATTCGTTGGTAACGGCGATGCGATCCGCAATGGTGAAATCGGTCAACTGTACGGCATGGCTGTGTTCGCATCTTCCAATGCTGACTTCGGTGCTGGTTCTTCTGGCGCTGACCGCATTTGCTTGATGGGTCACAAAGACTCTATGGTGTTGGTTGAGCAGTTGGGCATCCGTTCACAGACTCAGTACAAACAAGAGTACCTCGGTACATTGTTTACTGCTGACACAATTTATGGTGTGAAGGCTTTGCGTACAAACGCAACAAGCTCTGCAGCTAACGCTTCTGCTGCCTTTGCCTTGGCAGTTCCAGCCTAATGTTGCCACTTTTCCCCTGCCTTAATCGGGTGGGGGGTTCTTTCTTAATCTAGGAGGAATTTATTATGGCAACCGCATCCGCAGTAGTCTCACGTCGTGGTAACGATCAGTTCCGTGGAATCTTTAGCGACACTTGGGTAGTTCGTGCTACTCTTGACGCAGGTTCTTTGGTTGATGGTGCTGGCGAAACAGACGACATTACAATCCCAGGCGTTGCTTTGGGTGACATGGTCATTGGCGCATCTTTGGGTGTTGACTTGGTTGGTTTGACAGTAACAGGTTATGTTTCTGCCGCTAACACAGTCAAGTTCCGCATTCAGAATGAGTCTGGCTCAACTGCTGACTTAGCATCTTCGACACTTCGCATTGTCGTAGCACGCATGGTCTAATCTAAAGGGGGCTAATAACCCCCTTTTTCACGGAGTTCTTATGGCAACCTTTCGATGTTTAGCAAGTGGACAGACAGTCACTTTTACATATCAACACGATATTGATTCAATGAAAGGTCATCAGGGCTATGTCAGAATTGACCAAGAAGTGGTCGAAAACAATGATAAACCTGTTGTTTTAGCGCCTCCCACTCCGATTAAGAAGATGGGGCGACCTAAGAAAGTAGCAAATGTCTGATATTGATCCACGAGATTTTGGCAAACTAGAAGCCCAAGTTCAGGCTTTACAAACAGAAGTTCATGCTATGCGTGAAGATGTCAAACAACTGCTAGAGATGGCTAATAAGTCCAAAGGCGGTATGTTTGTCGGTATGGCTATTGCCTCCTTTGTTGGTGGCATTATCACTTTTGTTGCTGACAGAGTATTCTCAAAATGAAACTTCTATCTGGTGTAACTTGTCCTATTGCTACTCAGGATGTGTCTATCAACCTGAAGAACCGCAATAATGCGTTCAAGAAGTTTGGCTATGGCCCACCTAATCCAGATGAACCAAATGAAGCATTTTGGCTAAAGAAAGCCAAGATGTATAACGCTCCTACTACTTCCATTAAATCAATGAGATGTGGTAACTGTGCAGCGTTTATCCAAACACCTAAGATGATGGCTTGTATTGAGGGTGGCTTGGAAAAAGACGAGGGAGAAGGTGAACTCTCATACGACAAGAATTTCATCAAAGCCGCAGACTTAGGGTATTGCGACTTATTCCAGTTTACCTGTGCTTCTAAGCGTACTTGTGATGCTTGGAAATCAGGTGGCCCAATAACTAAGGAGAAACCATGAAAAAAGCAGCAGCCGCCAAGAAAGTTGGCAAAGTCATGCACGAGTACAAGACTGGTACTCTTCATTCTGGTAAAAAAGGCCCTGTAGTTAAGTCTAAAGACCAAGCGATTGCCATCGCACTAAGTTCTGCTGGTATGTCTAAACCCATGAAGAAAAAGAAATGACTTCCCCTGTTTGGCAAACAAAAGCAGGAAAAAACCCGAAGGGGGGCTTGAATGCTAAAGGAAGAGCATCGTATAATGCAGAAACAGGTGGAAACTTAAAACCTCCACTAAAAGCGGGCGACAACCCTAGAAGGGCCTCCTTTTTATCTAGAATGGGCAATATGCCTGGCGCTGAGATGAAAGATGGAAAGCCTACCCGACTTTTACTTTCTCTTAGAGCTTGGGGCGCAACGTCCAAGGAAGACGCTAAAGCAAAGGCTAAAGCGATCTCTAAGAGGAATAAGAAATGAGAGCAAGGTCAGTCGGTGCAAATTTAACTGCTAATACGGCTACTACGCTGTTTACAGTTCCGACTGGCTATTACGCTAGGTGTGTACTTTTACACGCATCAAACAACGGCTCATCAAATAAGCACATAAGTTTCACTTGGTACGATTCAAGTGCAAGCCTTTCTATCCCAATTACAAATGAATACACCTTAACATCTAAATCAACTTATGCCGAGATTGATGTTAATCAATATATTATCTTGGAAGAGGGTGATTACATATCGGCTCTTTCAGAAACTGGATCAACCATTTCTGTCATTGCAACATTTGAAATCGAAGGGTCACAACGAGTATGACATACCTAGAATTAGTCAATGATGTACTCACTCGTTTGCGTGAGACTAATGTTTCTACTGTCTCAGAGACAACATATTCTGCTTTGATTGGCAAGTTTGTCAATGATGCCAAGCGACAAATTGAAGATTCCTACACTTGGAATTGCTTGTCTCAAACCATCACAGTAACTACTACTGGTGGCACACATTCATATTCTTTGACTGGTTCTGGTCAGAAGTTTCGTGTAATGGACTCCTTGAATACAACTAGCAATGTTGTGATGGATGACATTCCTTTTACCAGTATGAATCGCAAGTTGAACTTTGTGACTCCAGTTCAAGGAATCCCATCTGAGTACTGTTTTAATGGTGTAGATGGCAGTGGCGATACAAAGATTGACTTGTATCCAATTCCTAATGGTGTCTTCACTATTTTGTTTGATGTGATCATTCCACAAGCGGCTTTGACTTCTGATAGCACTTCTGTCAAGGTTTTAGATTATTTGGTGACTCAGAGTGCTTATGCACGTGCTTTGATTGAGCGTGGCGAAGATGGTGGTACTAGCTCTTCTGAGGCTTATGCGCTGTTCAGAGGTATGTTGTCTGATGCCATTGCAACAGAGAGCACACGTTATCCTGAAGAACAAGTATTTGAGGCAGTGTAATGGCAGCTCCACTACAAAGTAACAGTGTAAGCGCACCAGGCTTTTATGGTCTGAATACGCAAGACTCTCCATTGGATTTGTCTTCTGGCTTTGCTTTGGTTGCTTCTAATTGCGTGATTGACCAGTATGGACGTATTGGTGCTCGCAAGGGTTATACATTGGTTAATTCTTCATCTGGAAACCTTGGGTCTAACGATGTAACTGTTATCCATGAGTTAGTGCAGATTGATGGCACATTGACTGTGTTGTTTGCTG